AAGATAGAACTTAGTCACAATTAAACTGACCTCGCCGTCAGTCGCCTTAATGTCTATGCCTACAAAGTGCGCAATACCGAACCCTATACCCGTAATCACCAAGACATAACAAAGCATGGAAATAAAAGCCCAAAATATTGATTTTGAAATACTCATCTAACTTTCTCCTATTCGACAGCAAAGCGTCTTATTTGTTGTACTCAACTGGATGAGGTCTAAATTTGGCGGGAGAGATACCAGTAGCAGCCCTCCAACCCTTCATGAAATTGTTGTAGTCGCGTAGACGTTGCTTGCTCTCCTTTGTCTCCATTAGCCCTCGAAATAAGGTTTCTTTGAACGTCCTATTTGGCGGTCCTGGCGGTAGCTTCATATAGTTATTCCCCGACATTTTCACGTGTTAGCTATCTGTTCTTGTGTTGCATGCCTATAATCTCTGGCAAACAACCATTCCGTTTTCTTACTATCCAGCTGTACATGATCGTCTTTGTAGAAACCGCTCGTGGAAACAACGGTTCTAACTCTGCTCGATATACCGTCAATTTCCACCACTTTCGAGCCTTCTATAAAACCGTGCATATCGGTATGATGCCTTTCGCCAAAATTCATAAAACCCGCCTCATTGGTTGAAAATCGTTAATATTATGGTCACAGCCTCTAGGGCAATTAATCACCACTCTGATTAAATCAATCTCAAGTTGTGACATGATATACCCGCATTTCGGGCAGCACCTATGCGTTACTGCTGGCTCAATTTTGATAACAGTCATAACTCAAACCCCCGACAGAACTTAAAGTTGACTGCCTTTTCTGTTACAGAGCCGCCAATAACCAATCCCATCCCAAAACCCATCTCCCCACTCGACATAGGAATAATTTTCCCCTTTCGCGTTCCCGTAACGCTTACGGGGGTAGCATCCTATCCTTACCATTCTCACCAAATTCATATCTCTTTCTCCCAAATTTATTCTGCTATAGGTTCGTACTGATCTTCATCATCAATCCAGTGCTCAGTCCCAAACCCTGATTTAATAGGAACCCATCGCTCTCTGCCTAATCCGCTCATACTCCTGGCGAAAACATTCCCGTAATACACTTTTATGAAGTGCGGGTTAAAAACATCGTTACCGTTGTGCTTGTGGGTAGCGCCTTTAGGTGTAGCCATAACTCAAACCCCCGACAGCAATTAGTGTTAATGCGCAGCTTCTTCATATGCGTCTACCATTTCACATGCATCTTCGTAGACCATAGAGTAGGATGGAACGAAACCTTCTTTGCACTCGTAAACGTTTTCTTCCCCTATTTCAGCGGCTTTAAGGGTTAGGTATCCGGCGCATTCTTTATTGATTTCCATGCTAACTGCTTCGCCATCATCGTCGTGCTTTGTCGTTTTATGACATGGAAATGTGTTGTACTTATTTTGAGCACCATACGCCAATTCTCCCGCTCTTTGTGGATGAAGATAAGGTTTAACGTCATTGCGAAACGGGCAATGTTGGCACGGCTTTTTGATAAATGAATCGCCCATAATTAACTTTCCCTCAATATTCTTTGCTGGTAACGCTATAACTAACGCCACCAACAAATAACACTTTTAAAATCAGCCCCGCCTAGCTTGACCTTTTGGGAAGGAGTAACGGGGCTGATTGTTTACTTTTGTTTATCGCTTGGTTCGTGAATTGCTAGCTTCGTAGGCCAGGGTCTTCTATATGGAACGCAGCGCTTAATGATACGGTGCTAATTTTACTTGTCGCTTTACTGCCTGAACTGACGGCTACGTCACCAGAGCCCGCGCCAATATCAACACGAAATACACTTTTCACCTCCATTTCGCAAGAAGCGCATACACCGTTAATATCAACCAAATCTACCAAATTAAAACTTTCAACTTGGTAGGAATGTACCTGGTCAGGCGGTGAAGCCATCGCAGTAAAAGAGAACACAAGTAGCGATATTGCTAAAAGAATGCTCTTCATATTTACCTCCTTTGGTTATCGAAACCTTATGGTTTCACCCAAAAACCCCCAATTAAGGGGGTGTTACTTCTAGATCAATTCGCCCCAATCCCTCGCTAGTTGCGGTAGGGCCGCGTGTATTTTCCCTATAAGGAATGAGGGAGGGGCGAAACTTTTAAGCCGCCTCTACAAAGTTAAAGCGGTTGTAAACGTCGCGAGTTTCAGCAACATCTAATTTGTTGTAGTTCAATACTTTTTGATATTCGCCAGCTTCGACAAAATCCCAAACCTTTGAGCCGTCAATATCGTCAGGCTTGCCAGGTATACCCAATGCATTGCACATTGAGTCAAGGCTTGCCCTTCCATTAAAGCCTTCCCATGCTTGCTGAAGGTCATAATAGTGTTGTTCGTGGCGTCCGTAATGCGGCAAGGGGAAGGGTGGTCTTACACCCAAAATAACAGCGCGCTTAAATAGAAATTTAAGGTCAAAGCCTGCAATGTAGTTGCCAATGAAAAACGGTTTTGAAGCGCCCAAGCTTTCGATTTGATCAAATACGCTATATAGAAACTCGGCCTCATCTTCACCAGGCGCTCTATACTCGCCTAATACATCACCGTTATTAGCAGCCCAAGCAATAGAGAATAATTCCCCTTTCGCGCCGTCAAATGATGTTTTTTTCCAGTTGTTAATGCCTTCATCAGCTGCAATTTTATCGGCAAAGCGCCCAGCCCACTTGATAAGCATTTCATCTTTGCTTATAGGCTTTGCTTCTGCCGCGCTTAACTCTAAATCATCAGCAGCTTGACCCTTAGACATTCCACTAGGGGCCTTGAAATTGTCGATAGAATCCTGGATAAATTTAGCTTTAACGTCAGGGTCTTGCGAGGGGATGGTTTCTATATCAAGGAAAACATTCATTAATAAGCGCTTCCGTCTTGTGACATTTGAGAATATGAATCCATGTCATTCATTCCGCCGCCACTACCCGCGCCATTGCCGCCCTTGTTGCGCTCATCTTTAACGGTAAGAGTGTCGGCAAGCTTGTTGGCTGCGGTTGCTGGCTGACCATTAAGAGCTTCTTTCAATGTGACTCCAGTGGAAGCGCTAAATGGTAATTTGATATCAAACTTGTAACCGTCTGAGTTATCGGCCTTCGAGTACAAAACCTTCTGCAATACAAAGCCGATTTGCTGGCCTTCGAATTCTGGAATGATAAGCATATCTTTACCATCCTCATCAAAGGCGGCTTTAGTTGTTATTCCTGGCAACTTCAGCAATCCCATAATCGCGCTAATAATTCCATTGCCCGACAGTTGGGTGCCGTCTGGCTTTTCGTACCACACTTTCATGTAGCGAGCTTCGCCAACCTCGCTCTTTAAATTAAACTCAATACCCTTTGTTCCGGTCTTGGCGACAACTTGCTTAGCCAGCATCATTCCAGTGTAAGCGCCGCATTCAGTGATACCCATAGAACCTGCTTTTTCACCCGCTTTTTGATCGTATTGCAATAACATGCTTATTCCTCGTAGTAGCTATTAATGGTGGTAATTACTTGGTTTAAATCATTCTCTATTAACTCATTCTCAAACATGCCTAGAGGTGCTTTAGCTGGCGTTTGTCCGTTAGTAGCGGTTTCGAAGTAGTGTTTCTTATCTCGCGTTACGCACATCAACACGCTAGTAAATAAACCCTCTACCACGACTTTCTCATCTAGCATCTTGCCAGTGGTCTTGATGCTTACCTGGCCTTCTGCGTTAGTTTGCGTGTGAGCCATAAATACAACTGTAATGTCGTCGGGTAACGTCTTAGCGAAGTCAATCAACCCCAAGAAGCTCAACGCCATTTCTGTGAATTTCTTGTATCCGGTCACATCTACTCGGCTGAACTCATCACGCATCATTAAATAATTACTGTCGTCAACTACGATTACTTTCTTGCCTGCGTCAGCGGCGTCAGCCATTACTCGCTTAATCATTTCGTATTTGTTGCTGCAAAATATCGAGCCGGTTTGATCTTCGCTAGTAAACGACTTCCAGCCTTTGGGCTTGAAAGGTAAATCTTTCTTTTCGACTTGTATTAGTAGCGTTGTTACAGGGTTTAAGTTGCGTAGGCTGGTTGTTTTGCCTGAACCCGAGTTGCCTAGTATCAATACGCACCTGCTCATCGGTAATAGCCTTCGTGTGTTGCAATATAAGGCGAAGTTTCAATTTCTTCGCCTGTAACGTTCTCGCCTCGATACTCTTCAAGACTGCTATTTCGCGCTTGTGTTCTAGTAGCGTCATCCGTATCAACCCCCATGAGCGCTATACTGAAAACTAGCGCGATTAAAAATAGACTTGCTTCTGAAAAGTTACGCATCATTAGCCGGCTCTCCTTAAATCGTCATCTAACGCGACTTTGTTTGTATCCAGCCAAGAGTGCATCAATTCCAATATCTCACTCTCAGCGGTAACACGTAGAGCCTTGTCGATATACTCGCGAACCTTGTATTGGTCGGCGTCTTTCTTGGTTGCTATCCATCGATTAACCAACGCTATACAGGTATCAGTCATTACTATTTCGCTGTAATGCTCGTTGAGTAATTCGGTTAGCGTGCCGTCATCGTTCGTTAAATCCATCAGCCAAGCATCAATCAAGCTGTCACCGTCGTTTACTGGTAGGTGATCTATGCAACCAGGCGGATTGATTGGATTAATCAACCGGCTAAAGCGCTCGCATAAGTCTGGATAATTCGCTATATCGAGTGATAGGTCAGTCATACTTGCGCCCTAGTTATGTTTTGATAACCAGAAATATAGCACAAGTTGTTATTGTAACAACAAGAAAAGTTATATTTTTTGAGAGAAATACAAAAAAATGTAATTTAATTTAGCATCCCGCTAATTTCGACGGTCTTTTTCTCGCCGGTCAGGGTCATATGTGAGGTATAGGGCGCTGACTCTCAGGTCACCGCCGATAGCCTCAAGCAGAGAGAAGAGGGTGCCAGGGGTGAAATTATCAACCTTGTTCTGGTCTATCCATAGCGCAACCTCTGTGCGGATGTTTAGTTTCCTAGCTGCCGTACCAGGTAGCACGTAGTTTTTCTTTATGTGGGCGCGGATGAAATCGAGCGCAGCTTGCTTAACCTTTTTTTCGATATTGGACACGGCAGGCCGATTAGACGTATTGGTTGTCATAAACCAAGCGAGATCAGAGAGAAGGCGGTACGCCTCCGGTGACGCATCGCCCATATTTTCTGCGGTAGCGTGCGCGAGCGGGTTGGCGCTCATTTCTACAAGTTCGCTACCTCGATAGAAAACTAGGTAATCAAGGGAATACTGGTCATTCTCGGCCAATACTCTAGCTGCGTTGTAGTTTATATCGTCATCGTGAAACCATTGGGATATGCGCCTTGTAGAGACGCCGAAATACTCGGCAAGCTGATACTTCCGCTCAAAACCTTTTTTTTCCATTAAATCTAGCAAGAGTTCCTTTCCGCTGACCTTATCAGACAGAAATCGCATAAGAAAATCACAAAAAATTAAGAAATATTAAAAAAACATCATAAGAACAGTATTAATTATGAACGATTTGAAAAGATTTTCCTAAAAAACAGAAGAAGATATTCGTATATCGCTATAACTACCAAAAAAACGGAAGGTAGCCTTCCGAACTCACTATTGCACCGCTCTTTATTGGTGCTAACCTTGACTATTCGCAAGGAACGGATGAGGGCGATTGAAAAATGAAGCAGTATTTTAAGCATGAAAAAGAGCTACAGAGCGGTGCGCCGTTTATTATTGATCAGCCGTACGACGACTTTAACGGCCTGGTAAAGGGTAGGGATCTGACAACCGGTGAGCGCTTCAGGTTGTCACCAAAGCTTTTTGTGGATAGGTATAGAGATACCTTTAACGCCCTTTTGGGCATGGATGACTTCTCAGCTACGGCCATAAAAAAAGACCACATTGCTTTTTGTTCTTCGAGGCATGGCGACGAGGAGAGCATGAAGCTTGTTGGCCACGATTGGCGGCAGTATGTCCCAAATGCTCACGGGGTATTGGTTGCAGCAAGCGCGCATGATATCGCTGATTCTGGTGGGGTTGCTAAATGCAGTATATCGGCGGAAAGCATGGTTGGCGGTAAAATCACTATATCAATGATAACCATGCCCATAGGCGGCTTTAACCTTGCAGTAGCGAGAATTATCACATAGAAAGCAAAGGATAACGGAAAGTAGTAAAATGGAAGATAGTAAAGAAGTTATATCAAAAGATTGGAATGGCAATGGCCTGGAGTTTTATATTGAGTGCGGCGGTAGAGTTATCAAAAGGACGCATCCAGAAAAACAACAAGCAAAAGAATTAGAAAAAATAAGTTAAAATTTGGCTGGAAAAAACCGGTGAACCGGTGAACCGGTGAAAATGTTAACGTGTTAATTTAGATAATATTATCGCTCCTTATCTTGCATTAGGGGGAGTGATGAGCAGCAGCAGAGATTACAAGACGGTGAACGTGTCAACGGAAACATTGCAGCTCCTTCAGGACATCAGCGCGGTAACGGGCGAGCCTATGAAGGAGATAACGGAAGCGGCAATAAAGAGCTATCTTAGGGCCAGCCCAAGTTTGCGCAAAAAGGTTGCAGTCTATAGGGAGGTGATGGGGAGAATCGAAGGGAGCAAGGAATAACTAAAAGTTATCTCTTTCTCGCATGGATCGCTTTAGTGCGCCAACTATCTCGCCAGGTCGGTTAGAATTGATTGAGACCTTGGTAAACATTGGGTTAAGCGGTATTAACTCGTAATCGTCGCTGTCTTCCATCGGCTTAAATAAGCCGATGACGGCATTTTTCTTGCCTTCCACTCTGACTATAACCGGTCTGCCTGGCTCTATCTCTTCGGGTGCAGACACAAACAATAGGATATCTCCCTTTTGCCACGAATCCAAATCCGCGCGCGCCCGTTCGTCACTGCCTTTCATTGCGTCATCAATTAGAATAACTCCGAACGAATCAGGGCCAAGAGGGGATGTTAGGGCGCGCGGGGTATTAGGGTTGCCGCCAAGCAGCTTTAGTTGTTCAACTGGATTTGCCGCTTGCTCCATACTTAAAACAATAGGGCCAAGAGGTAGGTTGTTGTTATTGAACAGCTCAGCGGTATAGGTTGGCGTGTCTTCCCTTATGCCTTCGCGGCCATGCGCCAACCAATCCATAGTGACGCCCAGAGCTAAAGCTAATTCTTTTAGCTTCTTGCTGGTGTCGTTTCTGCCTGACTCTAACTGCTGGATAGTGACCTGGGAGGTGCCAGCTATCTCGGCTAATTCTTTTTGAGTTAGCTTTAGCGCCTTTCTGGCCGCCTTCAGCCTGTCTTTAAGTTCGTCATGTTCATTCATATTATTAACATTATAGCTAAAGCTATGTTATTTCAAATAACAATTCCTTGCGTCCTAAACTTGTTATGCTATATTCATCTCAGTATATAACATTTCTTTGTATGGCGCATCTATGACCCCACACACAGCACTATTAGAAGCAATACGAATATTTGGTACACAACAGCTACTTGCTCAAAAAGTAGGCTGTAAACAATCAACTATTTCTGGATGCGTAAAACGTAAAACAGGCGCGTCCCCTCGCTTCGCTTACTGGATTAGCGAAGCTGTTGATTTCCAGGTTACACCGCACCAGTTGTGCCCGAGTGCTTTTCCTAAAAACTTTACCGCGTAGGGCTTTCTTATGAATGTAAGTAATCATGCAAACAGTATCGAGCATAAAGTCACATCTGAAAATAGTAGCATCTTACCAAATGTACTTTTAGCTAATGATTCGAGTAAAGAAGTTGTACATCTCACCAAAGCAGAAAGCCTGATACTTGAGCTTATTGCTCATTTTGGCTTTTCAGTACCAGAAGCAGCGGCGAGTTTACACAGAGCTATATCAACTGTCACGAAGCAGTCGAATTCATTACAAAGGAAGTTAGGGGCTAAAAACATCGCTCATGCAATTTCACGCGCTTACCAGTTAAAAATTCTCGATCCATCCAAACCAGCAAGTGACGAAACAATAAAGCGTATCGGCTCAAGTGTAATGATCGTTGTTGTTCTTATGACGCTTACATTCTTTCAAGACGCACGAGTTAGACCAGGAAAGCGGCAGCGCTCACAGGTGTCTATGCGCGTCAGGGCTAGAAACGAGCTGCTACCTACCGATTGGATTACATAGATGAGAACCGCAGAATCATTCTTTGCTGAAGCGCTAGTTAACCTTTGGCCTGCATTGGCTTCACTGGTCAATAGTGCGCTGGCGGTAGTCTACTTGGTGTTTGTGTTGGTTTTCGCGATGCCGGTATTGGCAGTGAGGAAGGTTAGGAAATTATGGGAGAGTGCAAAGTGAGTGCAGATTTCAAATTGAACATGAAGTGCAAAACGAGCGAAGAGGCGAATACTTTATTAAAAAGCCTCAGCGCTCATTTATCAGATGAAAGTCTACCCGAACATGTCGGTGAGTTCTTTAAGCGATTTCTCGACCTTCCTGATTTCGTTCATAAACTGATCAGCTTTGATGTCGATAGTGACACCACAGCCGCACTTGATTTCACTGTTTTTCTTAATCCAACCGATTGTCTTCGGGTGTTTGTTATTGCACTTGGGGCAGGGTATTTCGAGCTTTTCAGAGTCGAGTATATCCATGAGTAATTCTCCTTGTGAGTGTTTATTTTTGATCTTGCAACCAAAGGTTAACACTCCCCGGGGAATTTTTGACAATAAAAAACCCGCTTAATGTCCTGCAAGACGGCGGGTTTTCTACCAACAAGGTAAAAAGAGTATGAGCGAACAATTAGAAAAAAGCAATGTTGTGCAGTTGAGGCCAGATCAACGCATAGATAAAGAGGGGTGTAGGCGGGTGAAAGCGGATACGGATAACGGTTATACGCGCTTTGCGCATGAGCTGCTAGAGGCGAAATATAGCGCCATGCTACCAGGCAGGGCGGGGGATGTGTTCTCTTGCATTATTCGTAAAACCTATGGATACCACAAGAAAACAGACTGGTTATCACCTCGCCAGGTTGCCGAGAATATGGGGTTAGTTTGGCCAGAAATGCCAGCAGATGAACAAACCGTAATGTTAAAAAACATTAGAAATGTCATTAAAAGTTTAGCTGATTTAAACATGCTAGTTAAAGAAGGCAAGGAAATTGGCCCCAATCCGGTTATATCTGAATGGCTTCCAACACCTCAAAAAATGAAGCGAATTGAGCAGCGTGATCAACATTTAATCGCCCTTAAAAATAAGTCAAATGACTTAAATAAAACACCCAAAAGACTTAAAAAAATAACCCATTTGACTTATATAAATAACCCCACAAAAGATATTAAAGATATTAAAGAAACAAAAGATATTGCCAAAGGGCAAATATCGGACAAGTCCGATGCGATTGTGAAAATTCCAAATTGCCCAATCGAGGACATTGTAAATATTTACCATGAAGAACTTCCTGAGCTTCCTGGCGTGAAATTATTAAACCCTGACCGAAAGAAAAAATTAGCAGCTCGATGGAAACAGGACGCTAAATTTCAAACGGTCGAATTCTGGCGGGAATATTTCCGGTATGTAAAAACATCAGATTTCTTAATGGGTCAAAAAGGCGGATTCTCAGCCTCGTTCGATTGGTTAATTAACTCGGCAAACTTCGTGAAGGTGATCGAAGGGAATTACGACAACCGAGGCGATCAGTCATGAAATTATATAACAACGACTCAGAAGCGGCTGTGATCGGCGCGCTTTGCCTTGACGGCTCGTGTTTGCTTGAGGTGATCGACCAAATCAAACCCGAATCGTTTTACATTGGCCAGTATCGAGAAATATTCTCGGCAGCGGTTGAGCTTGATGAGCTGGGTATCGAGGTTGATATTATTTCACTGGGCGATTATCTCGACAAGCGAACGCAGAATATCAACTGGCTTGCCTCGCTTGCTGACATGGCTAAAAATTGCCCTGGTACGCGAAACATAAAAACCTATGCGGCGAACGTTCAAGAATATTTCGAGCTACGCAGATTACTCGAAGCTGGAAAAGCGGTCTTAGATATCTGCGCTAATCCCGATCTGACGCTAGAGAATAAGCTCAGCGCTGCGCAAGACGAAATCCTGAGCCTTGACAAGGGGGGCGCTACAAACGGCCCTGTAATCGCAAAGGAGGCGCTTAGAGAGTGGGTCGATCATATCGAGAAATGCGGCGAAGCTGATGGAGAAATAACCGGCGACTCTTGCGGATTACCAGCAATCGACGAAAGAACAAAGGGCTTCCATCCTGGCGAATTAATAATTATTGCGGCACGTCCAGCAATGGGTAAAACAAACTTTGCTTTGAACATGGTAGCCCCGTATCTCAGACGCCAGCAAACGGTTTTAATGTTCTCGCTTGAGATGACCAAACGAGAATTATACAGCCGGTTATTTCCCATTATGACAGGTGCGGATTATGCACATACTTTGTCAGCAAAATTCACCGAAGAAGAGCGGGAAAAGTTCAACTCATTTATCTCAATGATGCATGATCAGAAGTTCTTTGTTGACGAAGATTCAGCAGCAAGTATTTCTGATATTCGGGCGCGATCTAGGAAGGTAAAACAACGGTACGGATTGGATTTAATTGTTGTTGATTATATCGGTCTGGTTGAGGCTTCTGGCTACTCTGAAACTGAGAAAGTATCTAATGTTTCCAAAGGGTTAAAGCGACTCGCTAAGTCTATGGATTGCCCCGTTATAGCACTCTCGCAGTTAAGCCGAAAGTGTGAAGAGCGCAACGACAAGCGGCCTATTCTTTCAGACCTAAGACAGTCCGGTTCAATCGAGCAAGACGCCGATATTGTCGCCTTTATTTACCGTGACGAAGTGTACAATCCCGACAGTATGGACAAGGGAATTGCTGAGTTCATTATCAGGAAATTAAGGCATGGGGAAATAGGCACAATTCCACTAGGAACAGAGTTTGATAAGTGCCGATTTACACCGACGTTTAGACAGCCAAATCCACACACCGAGCAAGAGAAATCATCGAGAGGTATGCGTCTTGGATAATCAGCAAATAGGCAAAGCTTCACTAGCCAAAGCATACGAATCAATTGAAGCCGGCAAGGGTGCGAGCGGCCAAATAATGGTGCGAAAGCAAAGCACGCGAAATTGGTCGAAACGAACGCGAATTATTTTAGTCCAGACAGTCAGAGAGGTTAGAGCATGAGTCATAACAGCGAAACAGAAACGCAAGCCAAGAAAATAGCTGAGCATTTGAAAGGCGGCAAAGGGTTAACGCCATTACAAGCGCTTGACCTCTTTGGCTGCTTTAGATTGAGCGCCAGAATCGGAGAGCTAAAGGAAATAGGTATGAAAATTACATCCTCGCGAGTTAAGCGCGGCAAGAAAAGCGTCTGTGAATATACGTTGATTGCATAATGACGACTATCGAACTGTTCGCCCTCATCCTAATAGCGTCAGTAGCAATGATGGTGCTAGGCGCTGGCATCTGTTACTCGGCCATATGGTATATGAATAGGGTTGATTGCGAGTTTATGGAGGGATTGGAAATTGACTAAAGCAGCCTATGGTCGAGTGGCCAATATCAAAAAAGTACCTTCTCGCAGTGTTGCGGTGATAATGATTGAGGTGCCGGTTGAGAGTTATGTTGAGGCCGTTACGTCATTCGATGAAAAGGACGTATTAATCACTATTGCGCCCAAAGACTTAAACGGCGGTTATGGGGTTGTTGTTAGTGAGCCGGTGAGCGTAAAGCTTGATATTGGTAGCGATGATTGCGTGTCAGGCGCAACCGTTGCCAAGATGATCGAAGCGGCTAATCCTGAAATGCTTGTCACTACGCAGAAGCCACGCGGCCTAAAGCTCTCCAATGTTGCCGCTATGTGGTGCAAGGATGAGCATTTTCAAAATTGGTTATCGTTGAAGCTGCTAACTCCTATTGACGAAAAGATGGCGACTAATTATGTCAGGAATTCCTGTCTTATAGAATCCCGCTCTGAGCTGGATAGCAACAAGCAAGCGGCGGCGTATTTTATCGAGCACATTCGCGATCCATACCAAAAAGCAATGCAAAGTTAAAATTAACCATCCTACACCTAGACGAATACCTACAAACCATCGGAGAAGCCGCATGATCGCACAGCTAAAAACAATTGAAGAGTCAATAAAGACGGAGCAACTCAAGCTCGATCAATTGCTGGAAAAGAAAGGGGAGTATTACCTGTATGTGTCGGCCTATTCAACGGTTAAAGAGGCGAACAAAGCAACGGCTGAAGCGGCAAAGGATGTGAGGTCTACGCTATTAACGCTTAAAGGTTTGCGAGCTGACATCCTTGAAATGAAAGAGATGGTAAAGGAGGCGGCTTAATGAAAACGATTGAATTAGCTGAGGCGGTAGCAGTCGAGACTAAAAATGCTCCCTGCAATGGATGCGCTAAACAGGCCGAATGCGCAACGGGCAAAATGTGCGGTGATTTTGTGGTTTTCTTTAAAACCGGAAAGAAGATTGAAGCCCAAAGAGAGGCATATAAATCTCTTTATAATAGAACGTTTGATAGGGCCAAAATCAGGCCGTCTATCAAGCTGCTCGTTTGCGAGGTTGCAGAGAAATACAAAGGAAAATCAGAAGGTGAGCTGATTGAAATAGCAAACGCAATGCTTGAGTTCTTGCGAACCAGCGGCAAATCAGATGCTTGCGAACAAACCAGAGAGAACCAGTATAGGGAGCTGGTTAGATTGGTTGGGCTTAGCGTTTCGGTTGTGGAGGCCGCTTAGTGATTGCCAAGCGCAAGCCTAAGAAGTGCCGAATCTGTCCAGAGAAGTTTGTGCCGTGCCGTATGGGTCAATTCGCTTGCTCGGTTAAGTGCGCTATTGAGTGGAGCAATCGACAGTCAGAGAAGAAAAAGAAAGCCCAGCATCGAGCGGATAAAGAGCGGATTAAAACAAGGGGCGCGTGGCTTAACGACTGTAAAAACGCTTGTAATGCTTACGTCAGAGAGCGCGACCATGATCAACCTTGCATTAGTTGCGACAAGCCGCCCAGCCCTCAAATATACGGCGGTCAATGGGACGCGGGGCATTATCGCTCGGTTGGTTCGGCGCCTCATATTAGGTTTGTTCTGAACAACATCCATAAGCAGTGCGTTTATTGCAACAGAGATTTAGACGGCAATATTGTTGCTTATCGCCCCCGGTTAATCGAGCGCATAGGGTTGGCAACGGTTGAGGCAATCGAAGCGGATCAAGCCCCTAGAAAATACTCAATCGAAGAAATCAGAGCAATGACGGCGAATTTCAGAAAGCTAACGCGAGAATTAAAGAAAAGGCGTGAATATGATACAGCGTAATCAGCATTTTTTGCGGATATTGATCGATAGGGCTGGCGGCTCTTTGCTATTGGGCGTTAAAGAAATGGAAGACGCCAAGCGCGAAAAGGGCGCGATTAGTGTTGAGCGGTTGAGTAGCGGCGTGTTTCGTCTTGGTGTACTGACTGCTGACGGCACCACGATTGAGAAAGCGAGCTCTATTGATGCTCAGATACAAGCGGAAATGAATAAAATTGATTGGCCAGAAGAGGGGCGCATTGATGCAATAGGGCAAAACGGAAACGATGGCGAGCATTATGGCGCCAAAACTGAAACGCAAATTGATTGGGTGAAATGATGAATAGTAATGCTGTTGGAATTGCTGCGATTGTTGTGGCTGGCGTATTGGGCGTATTTTTTGGTGGCGATCCAGATTTGATGGATGCAATAACTCACTGGCTAAAGAGCAAATAGCCATGCTAACCGAACGCGACCAGCTACGCCAAAAATTAGAAGAGGATACGGCTAAATTTTTGGCGTGTGGTGGCGTGGTTGATCAGCGATTGATAACGGATTGGAAAGAAAAAGTAGAATTAAGCATTAGTGAAAGGCAAATCATAAACGGCAAATACTACGCGCATGGGGTGTAATCAGTGAATCTATCAGGACACGCACGAGAAGCATTAGAACGAGCCTATACATATGGGCATACATCGTTTGAATCAGAAGCGTACACCAAAGGCGACAATGATATTGTTAGTGCTAGTAAGCGAGGCAGGATAATCCGCAACGCTGATGGCTCAATAGTCGTGCCTGATTTCGCCATGTGTACAGCATCCGAGACACGCAGAAGCCGAAGCGGCACCACCAACACAATCTGCACAGCCATCGAGGTAGGCAACCTATTAGCCGCGGCGGAATCAAAAAAACCGGCGTTGCACGTTGTATGGCTTAGGGCTGCTTATCACCCAATGGACAATAGCGGGGCGCGTGAAGCGTTTAAAGCGATCTTATTTGATGAGTGGAAGAATAAGCGAGCCAAGACACCTAGTAGAAAATTAGCCGGTCAAGTGGCGTCAATGCTAGATGATGCGTTTGATTGGGTTGGTTACTTTCTCCGGACTGATAGCGAACTGTTCACGCCTAAAGACTTGTGCGCGAAAATGGCGGGTAATCCATATTATGGGCGCCTATGGAATGAATGCCCTAAAGCAATGAATTATCAACGCGACATTAAGCCCGAATTGTTAGCGATGTTAAATATTTGCGCCGATATTGATAGAAAAGCGTTGCAGCCTGTATGGGATGTTTTGAGTAAATTGAAAGGTAATTTAAAAGAGTGCGCATAAGGTGTTGACAAAATGACTCCCAAAAGGCATCATTTTGATATGTTGGGATTTCTGCCTAACATCCAAAGTTTTTAAAGAAAGCCCCTTCATTGCGCACAGCTAAAGGGGCTTTTTTTATGCCTTAATTTTCCCTCTCGATATAAATAACCAATAGCCAAGCTAAGGGTGCTTTTGTATGCGCGAATACTTTACAGAATCAGAATTAGCCTGTCCTTGTTGCGGAATCAATAAAGTTAAACCGAGTTTTAGACGCCGATTAAATCAGTTGCGTCATGCATTAGGTTTTCCATTGATACCGTCTAGCGCTTTTCGATGTAGACAGCATAACGAAGATGTTGGCGGAGGCGTTGATAGCGCCCATTTAGCGGGTAGAGGGATTGATTTTCCGATAGCAAGAGGGCGAGCTTTTAGAATGGTAGAAGAGGCCCAGAAGCTAGGCTTTACGGGTATCGGATTAAGGCAGAAAGGCGACACAGACGAGCGGTTTATTCATCTTGACGATTTGTTGAATGAGCCACACCGACCACGACCCACTATTTGGACGTACTAACATGAATCCTTTATTAGCATTAGTAGGCCCAATAATTACCGGCTTAATGTCACTAAAAAGCGACCCTAAAGCCTTTGTTAAAGAAGTCAAAGAAACCCCAAAATCTACCATTACAGGCTTAGCCGGTATAGGTGCAACGATAGTATTAGCGCAAACACAAGAGGAAGCGATTCTAGCCATTATTGTCGGCTTATTGTCGCTTGCTTCGATCCTCTATAAAAAATAAATGATTTTCGTTTGGCGCGCATTGTTCGCCATTTTAACGCTATCAATGGTTTGTTTCTCTGTGCCGGTGGCGCTTAATGTCTATTTGATATTTAAAGTAAGTAAATATTTATCAGAGGCCGAGCATGACAATTAATCAGGATGATTTAGATAAATTTGCAGCGGCAATAGTTGGGCAAATTAACGCAAAAGCAGAGAAAGACGATAGCAGCCACAACGATGATCATAGTTTCATAGCCCTATTGCGCGAACGAGAAGAGCGTAAAAAGGCTATTTATGACAAAGTTTTTCAATCTGCAATCGGTTTATTTGTTATTGGCGGATTAAGCGCGATTGGTAAGTTAGTACTATTTTGGATAGAGAGCGTTGCAGGCGGTAAGTAATGGTTCAAGCGGTAAAAAACATGATTTCCTTAGTTTGGCGCTACTTATTCGAGATTCTTATTTGGATAGATCAAGGCGCTAATGTAATTTTTTACCCATTGCTTAATATCGTATTTCACCCTGCTAAATTTGGCAGTGCTGATGAAACGCTATCAAGCGTGTTTGGCAAGTATAGCGATCAATGTATCTGGTGTTATCGAGTGTGCATTGTGCTTGATTTTGTTTTGGGTAAAAAGCACTGCAAAAAATCAATTGAAGAAGACGAGAGTGGGTTATAGATGAGTGTCGGCGATAGAATTTATGAAACCACAAGCACGACCGGCACGGGCGACCTAACGCTAGATGGCGCGGTTACAGATTTTAACCCATTTAGCGATCAGTTCCAGATAGACCAGACGGCACATTATTACATTCGAAGTGACGCTGGCTGGGAAAAAGGTATCGGGCATTTATCCGACGCGACAACTTTTGTCCGCGACTTTGTTTTTAGTAATTCGTTAGGAACAGCGGTTAAAATTAGCCTTACCGGAACGAGTAACGTTTTTAATGAGGGCTCTGTTTCCGCTCCTTACGGCGGTGATTACTTCGAGCGCATGGAGACAAATAACCTTTTCCGTAGTGCTCATGTAACGTCTTGCATTTTGGGTGAAAAAACCGTGGAGGCGGATAAAGCTTATTTTATGCCTTACTTGCATGCATACGAGGGGAAGTCTGACGCTTTAGCTTGTATCGTTAAAACTGTGGCGGGCACCTCATCCAACTATATCCATCTTGCTTTGTATGACCGAAACAAAGAGGGTATGCCTGGGAAAAGGCTATTGAGTGTTACTGACTTAGACCCGTCAACTCAAGGAATACAGCTCGGTACTTTTTCCCCGCAAAATATCCCTCTGGGGTGGTATTGGGTAGCGTTTTTGTCTGACGTTGCGGTAAAGCTTATTTGCAAATCGTATGTGAATACTTTGGATGACGGCTTAGGACTTGATGAGCTGTATGGCACGCAAGATAATGAACTATTGATACCATTCTACAGCTCTAAAACTGAACTCCCCGACCCTGCGACACTAGCCTGGCTTGACGGTAAAAAAACAAACGCTCCAGATGTTTACATACGAGGCATAAAATCATGATAAACCATCAGCCTCATAAAAAGTATCTATCAGCAGCGTTAGAGGGTGCCGGCTACGGCGCGTACAGCGAGAACCGAAACGTTATCTTTCGCCGTAAGGACGGTGTAGCTTTAACCTCCGCCGACGAACTGGCAATCGAAACGCTACTAAACGACTATGACTACGTAGCTGTATTGCGTGCAGAAGCTAAAGCCCGTCACGTAGAGCAATCACAAGCGTATGTGCAAGCTATAGAAGACCAATACCCTGAGTTTGAAAAGCGAACCTGGCCAGATCAAAAAATAGATGTTCTCGCCTTTCGTGCCAATCCTAATGCATCAACGCCAACGCTAGACGACATAGCGGCCTATAGAGGCGTAGAGAGGTTGGTAATCATAGAGGCAGCAGACGCTAAGGTTTCTTCAATGCACGCTATAGCCACAAAGCTTTCTGGTCATCGCCAAAAGCTAGAAGATGAAATTGACGCGAGCACAGAAGAGGCGTTTTTAGAGACTGTGGAATTCACCCCGCCGGAGTAATTTTGAATGGGAGGTTTTAACCCAAAAGGTTATACGGCTAGAGGTGATATAAGCGCCCCTTGGGATGCTCCGAGTGGTGGCGGTACTACAGAGTTAGTAATAGCCAATTCAGCGCATAGCCTAAGCTCAGATAACCTTGCATTAACACAGTCGCACACAATAGCGATTAACAGCGCAGCACACGCACTAACTAGCGACTCATTAACACTAACGCAGAATTACACGCTAAGCGTACAAGATGCAAGTCACGCGCTTACAAGTGACCTGGCAGCCTTACTACAAAATCATGTAATAACGGCCAACAATTCACAGCATGCCCATTTAGCTGATTCTGTAACGTTAACGCAAAACCACGTTTTAACGGTTGCCAATTCAGCGCACAGCACAATAAGCGATAACGTAACGCTTTCGGTTGCTGGATCGCTTGCAATACAAGGCGCAACGCACAGCCTAAGCTCTGATAATTTAGCATTAGCTCAATTCGTTACACTGGCAATTGATAGCGCAGCGCATGGACATAGCGCCGATAACCTAGCATTAGCTCAGTTTTCAACGTTATCGATTAACGATGTAGCGCATAGTCTATCAAGTGACAATTTAGCGTTATCTCAGCACTCAGAATTAAGCATAAGCTCAAGCACTCACAATCACAGTGCAGAGAATGTAGTTTTAGCTGTCGCCGGTACGTTACCGATACACAGTGCAGCACATAGCGTTAGTTCGGATAATTTAACGTTAGAGCAGAAACACAATATAAGCGTTAATGACGCTACGCATAGCCACACAGCAACCAATGTCAGTTTATCGGTTGATGTAGAGCTAAGCATTAATTCATGCTCTCACGCTCACACGGCGACAACACCGACATTATCACAGTATTACACGCTAGCTATTCAAGACGCAGCAAGCGCACTTAGTAGCGATAATTTAGCGTTAACTCAATTACACCTAATCGAAGTATTCGACGCTCAGCATTCACTAGGTAGTAGTTCGCCTTTCTTGTATGAAGGTGAATTAGAGGTGAGCGCGCCATTTAATAGAGTGATGGCGATTGAGGCAGAGCGCAGAGTTTTAACGATTGAATCAGAAAATAGAATCTTAACTTTCTAAGGAAATAGCAATGAGTAAAGTCTCTCCCAACATTATGCTAGATGGCGCGCTTGCTATCGTGGCAGGCGGTAATATTCAGTATGCCTGTAGTTCAGAGCCAGCAGATAGAGCGGCGGCAATTGCGGCGGCTTTGGCTGATGTGGCCATGGTAGGCGGTAATTTTGTAATAGCTGATGGTGATACTTCGGGGCGCAAATTAACTGTTGCAGAAAAGACCGGCGTAACTGTTGATGCTGACGGTACAGCTAATCACATTGCCGTTTGTGATGGTACAGACCTTTTGTATGTCACGACCTGTACTAGCCAAGCGTTAACGAGCGGTAATACCATGACATTCCCAAGCTGGAAAATTGAGTTGGCTGACCCGTCTTAATATGACTACACCTATCCTCGTAATAGGCGACACGTTTAAGCGTGCTGCTACCCTGAAGTCTGGTGATCCTAGTGGCGCTTATGATGTTAGCGCGGCTAGTGCTATCTATGCTGCAATCGTTAGCGCAGATCACACCGAGCGTTTGTGTTCGCCTGTTGCGCTAAGTGATAGCGATGACGGCTCAAGTTGGGCGGCTGGGGTTATTGTTATTAGCATCCCCAAGGCCACTACCGCAGAGATTACCAGCCCGATACTATTAACGGCAAAGATAGAGATTCAGGTAACAATAGCGGGGGAGGATTATACGTGGTTCGGTGCGGTTAAGTTGGTGCCCGGGCATATCTGATGGAATTCTTTCCTATTCAGCATGATATCGATGAGCTGGCCAAAGACCTCACCAATCTAGAAAAAAACCAGATACCTTTCGCAACAGCTTTGGCACTAACAAGAACAGCGCAGGCCGTACAGAAAGAAGAAGTAGAAGAAATCAAAAAGGTGTTTGATCGCCCCACACGATTCACCAAGAACGCTGTATACGTCAAGCCAGCAAGAAAGGATAGGTTGCAAGCTAAGGTATGGCTGATTGATTGGGCGGTTAAGACGAAGAACCCAGCAGACAAATACTTGGCCCCTCAGATTGAAGGCGGCGAGCGTAGGCAGAAAGGCTTTGAGGTGTTGATGCAAGCACGCGGCCTATTACCTCGGGGATATCAAGCCATACCAGGTAAGCGAGCGCGCATAGATAGATACGGCAACATGAGCAAGGGTCAAATCAATCAGATTCTTTCCTTCTCAAACGCTCAGCGTGATCGATACCAAAACACTAAGGTAGGCAAGCGAGGCACTAAGGCGCGATTCATACAGCTCGATGCTAAAGACGGTAAGCCAGGCGGTATATGGGCGGTTAATAGAGGTAATGGCGGCATCTTTCCGGTAATGATCTTTGTTAAGCGTACCCGATACAAGAAGCGTTACGACTTCCACGGCGTGGCTAAGAAGGAGTTCGAGGGTCAATGGGAATATCAATTAGACCAAGCATTCAAGAAGGCATTAGCAACACAGAAGCGCCGCAAGTAGTGAGGGATTGATCATTTATACATCTAATCAGCATAAATTGTACAGTTTGTGGTCATTATGTCGGGTTTCTGTACGTATAGTGCTCAGATTGATCATAAAAGGTACTCCGGCGGCTACAGCCCAATAAGGGTAATTCGAACCTCGTGCTTTCTTTATATACGACCCAAGTCAAAACCCGTTTCCGGTTCCTCTTCTCGGTAAAAGCAAAATGGCAAAACAAAAAGAAATTGCCAGTCACCTAGATATCTCAGATAGGCAAGTTAGGAATCTTCTCTCTAGCTCAGTGTTACCAGGGTCTAAAGGTGCTGGCGGGTTAGACGTTGACGCATGCCGAATGGCTTACATTAGCTACTTACGCAACCAGGCAAAGCATGGCTCCAGTAATGCGGAAGCGCCCCCAGGCTCAATCGACCTGGAAGACGAGCGCGCAGGATTGGTAAAAGCTCAGCGAATCTCCCAAGAATTAAAAAACGACATCCTTGAAGGCCGGAGCATTCCGGTAGAAATCGCACAAGAAGTTCTAGCAAAAATATTAATCCAAGTCAGCGGAATATTAACCGCGCTCCCCTTGAATCTAAAGCGCAAACACCCCGAGCTAGATAAGCGGGTGATCGATTCTATTCAATCGGAAATGATCAAACACCAAAACGAGGCCGCGAAGCTTGATGAGTATATAGATCAAGCCATAGATGATGTTATCGAGCAATCAGAGGGTAAAATTTAAAGCGGCAATTAAGAAGGGGGTCGGCGTCCTCTTTGCGCCCCCGCCAATGACAGCAGTAGAACACGCTGACGCCAATTTTTATATGTCGGCAGAATCCTCTTACATTGAGGGCAAGTGGAAAACGGTTCCTTATCAAATCGCAATACTAAACGCGATGGGCAACGACGAGATTGACGAGGTTAACTGGGTCAAGTCGGCTAGGGTCGGCTATACAAAGCTCCTTGCTTGCGCGATTGGCTACTTCATTGAGCATAAGAAAAGAAACGTTATCGCATGGCAACCTGATGATGGTGCGCGGGATGCGTTCTCTAAAAAGCATATTGACCCAATGCTAAGAGATGTTGGGATATTGCGCTCAATGTTCCCCTGGTTAGATAAGAAGCATAAAAACAACGTCATCGAGTGCAAGACATTTGCTAATCACAGGGTTTTACATTTGCTCGGCGGCAAGGCTGCTAAGAACTATCGAGAGCGATCCGTTGATGTAGCGATATACGATGAGCTTTCTAAGTTTGATTCTGATATTGAGAAAGAGGGCTCAGCCACCTTCTTAGGCGACAAGCGCCTTGAGGGTTCGGTGTTTAGAAAATCGATACGCGGTAGCACGCCAGGTATTCGCGGCGTTTGCCAGATAGAGGACGCAGCGGCGGAAGCGTCACAAAGCTTTGAACGATACATTCCTTGTCCACACTGCGGAGAGCCGCAGGTATTAAAGTTTGGCGGCAAAGATTTAGAGTATGGCTTGTCATGGAATGACGAAGTTAACGACGACGAAAAGCCGGAAACAGTGCATTACATTTGCCCCCATAATGGATGCGTATTTTATTATGCAGACTACGTGGAAGCGGATAGCAAAGGATTCTACAAAAGCAAAAAAGGCATGGTTACCTATGACGGCCTCACCTTTTACGATGAGAGCGGAGCAATAACACTAACGCCTATATCAGTTACCTTTAACAACTGGGCGATACATTCACACTTTAGCCCCTGGAGCCGAATAGTTAAGGATTGGCTCAAGGCGAAGCGATCAAAAGAAAAGCTTAAATCATTTGTTAACACTACCCTCGGCGAAACGTGGGAAGAAGACGAAGGCGAAAAATTAGAAGACGCAGCACTCTACGCAAGACGCGAACACTACCAAGCCGAAGTGCCTATTGATAATTGCGTATTAACCGCAGCAGTAGACACCCAGGATGACCGCTTTGAGATAGAGGTGGTCGCTTGGACTGCTGGCGAAGAATCTTACCGAATCAGTTACGAGCGTTTATACGGCGACCTATCCCGCTCCGAGATATGGACACTATTAGCCAAGCGGCTCAAGCGACAATTTAAAACACCGAGCGGCCTATTAATTGATATACGGCTTTGCTTTATAGACTCCGGTGGACACTACACCGATGAGGTTTATGAATTCAGCAAGAAGCACGGCGTTAGAAGGTTTGTACCTATCAAGGGTCACTCACAAGCCGGTAAGCCAATAGCAGACTTTCCAAGAAAGCGAACTGCTAAGAAAGTCTATTTAACAATGATCGGTACGGATACCGCCAAAGAATTAATTACTTCTCGATTACAGATATTAGAACCAGGCGAGGGATATTGCCATTACCCGGTATCGGATGAATTCGACGAAACCTATTTCAAACATCTAACCAACGAAAAAAGAATCAAGAAAGTCGTCAAGGGTAAGCGCGTGGTTGTTTGGGATGCTGGCGGAAGACGAAACGAGCCGTTCGACACCTCAGTTTATAACACTGGAGCCGTTCGAGTATTGCAGCAACATTTTGGTGTTGACCTGGAAGACCTGCAATACGAAGCCCCGCACGAAGACGAAAACGAAACAAGCGACGAGCCCCAACGCAGAACATCATCTTACTGGAATTAAAATTAATGGCCGCTACCAAAGTCAAACTACAGCAACTTGAAGACGCCTATTATGAGGGCGTGACTTCGGTAAAAGTTGACGGGCGCGAAATAACATACCGCAGCCTGAGAGATATGGAGCGCATTATAAACCGTATGAAAAAAGAGCTTGAAGGCTCAAACGGTGCCATTGTAGCAACGCCAACTTTCGATAGGGGCTACCAATGAGTCGCAACATGTTCGATAAGCTTGTTGGCTACTTCTCGCCAACTAGAGCGCTTGCACGAGATCAGGCCCGCTACAGATCGGATATGCTAACAGCTAAAGACGGTTACGACGCTGCCGGAAAGGGTCGGCGCAATACTTGGGTTAGAGGCTCGGATTCTAGCGTGAATGTTGAAACAAGAGGCTCGCTTGTTGCCTTGCGTGGTCGCTCGCGTGAAATGGTGCGCAACAACCCATACGCAGCCAGAGCCATCGAGGCGAGGGTATCGAATGCAATTGGTGCCGGAATAGTTCCAGCGGCTAAGTGTGACAACCAAAAGCGCCAAGATAACGCTAATAAGCTAATGCGGGAATGGTTAAAGACTTGCGACGTTGATGGCGTGCATAACCTCTACGGCCTTCAAGCGCTAGCAATGGCGGCAGTATCCGAGAGTGGCGAAGCTGTTGTTATTAAGCAGACCGTCAATGATAGAAGTCTAGCAGTACCATTAAAAATCAAGCTCGTTGAAGGTGATCACATTGACCACACTAAAGACGGCGGCTTGACCGACGGCAGTAACGTAATACAAGGCGTTCAATTTTCTTCCGGTGGCGCTAAGTCTGGATTATGGCTTTACAAGAACCACCCAGGCGAAAGAGGTGCAACAACCTTAACCTCAAAGCTAACGCCAATTGATCAAGTTGCCCATATATTCGAAGCAAAGCGCCCAGGGCAAGTAAGAGGTATTCCCGCCGGCGCTTCCGCCTTTATGAAAATGAAGGGGCTCGATGATTTTCAAGACGCAAGAATTGAACAGCAAAAAATTTCAGCGTGTTTAGTTGGGATTATTACGGATAGCGAAAACCCCAATTCTAGAGGCGATGTTTTGCCGGATAGGCTGGAGCCTGGCATGTTTCCTCAGATTAGCGGAGGTAAGGATGTAAAATTTAATTCCCCTCCTTCCGTTTCTGGTCATGCCGAATTTGTCTCTACTGAGCTGCACGCGGTTGCAATGTCTTACGGTATCACATACGAAGCGCTTACGGGCGACCTTGGTGGCGTTAACTTCTCAAGCGGCAAAATGGGCTGGATAGAGTTCTCAAGAAATATACAGCGCTGGCGGTGGAACATGATTATCCCCCAGCTTTGCCACAAGGTAGGCGATTGGTTTATTGAGGCGGCAACTTTAGCGGGTCACGATATGAAAGGCGTCACTTTTGAATGGACGCCGCCCCGTAGAGAAATGATTGACGCCAACAAAGAAATACCAGCGCAATTAAAAGCGATCAGGGGAGGATTGAAGTCATGGTCTGAGACTGTTCGAGAAAACGGTTACCAGCCCGAGGCGCTTATTAAGGAGATGGTCGAGGATAATAAACGCTTCGATGATAATGGAATAATTTTAGATTCCGACTCAAGAAAAACGACTTCTGCCGGAAACCTTCAGATTGAAGATAATTACGAGGATGACGAAAATGAAAACAAGCCGGAATAGCGTAGGCACAACCACAAGCCGAAACAGCATTAGTGGCAGCGGTGAGCTTCTTCTCTACGGTGAGATTGGCGAGTATTGGGATGATTTAGACGCTGAATCCGTTGTTAGACAGCTTGAATATCTCAATAAAGATGAGCTAGCCGTTCGCATACACTCAGGCGGCGGATTGATTCTAGAAGGTTTGGCAATTTATAACGCGCTAAAGCGATCAGCGGCAAACATAACGGTTTATATCGACGGCCTAGCAGCTTCGATGGCGTCCGTTGTGGCAATGGTAGGCGATAAGGTGATCATGCCTTCTAACGCCTGGCTAATGATTCACAAGCCGTGGAATTACGTAGGCGGCAACGCTGACGAAATGCGAAAGATGGCCGACAACTTAGACGGCTTTGAAGATAGCCTAGTTTTAATCTACAAAGCCAAGTGCAACCTATCCGAAGATGAAATCAAAGATATGTTGAGAAATGAAACCTGGATCAGCGCAAAGGATGCGTTAGAGATGGGTTTCATTGATGAGATTTCCGACGCAATAGAAGCTGCGGCCTCAATCGATCTAAATCAATTTAGCAACGTTCCCGATGATATGCGTAAAAGCTTGTCATCAACACCAAAAGCGGCCCAGCCCGTTAATTTAAACCCAAAGGAAATACCCACTATGACACCTGAAGAAATAGCAGCGGCTGAAGCAAAAGCAATGGCCGCACAAGCAAAATCAGATGAAGCAGCAAAGGCGCTAGCTACTGAGGCAGTAGCCAAAGAGCGACAACGAGCGGCTTCCATTCGTGAAATTGGCGGCCAAGCAAAGTTAGACGCCGATGCTGTAAATAACATGATCGATCGCGGCATTTCAATCGATGCGGCTCGCGGTGAAGCACTGGAAGCTGTAGCAAAGCGAGACGCTGCATTTGTGCCTAGCTCTCACATTCGCGTAGAGACTGACACCACAGCAATCAAGGCAAGCATGACTAATGCTATCTTGAATCGCGCGGCCCCTTCAAAGAATAAGCTCGACGAAGGCGGCGCAGACTTCCGAGGCGCTTCGCTTCTCGATATGGCCAAGGCAATGATTGAGTGCGGCGGCGGTAGTATTCGAGGTATGTCACCGAATGAAGTTGCAGCAAAGGCAATGCATTCAACTAGCGACTTTCCAGCGATCCTGGCTGATGTTGCTAACAAGTCTCTATCTCAAGGCTACGAGGCAGCGCCAAAGACGTTTATGCCTTTCTGTCGCCAAACTTCAGCCTCGGACTTCAAAGCCGTTAACCGCGCCAAGCTAGGCGAAGCGCCAGAGCTTGAAAAAGTGAACGAAAAGGGCGAATTCAAGTACGGCACCATGGGAGAAGCGAACGAAGCTTATCAGCTAGAAACGTTCGGTAAAATCATGTCCTTAACCCGTCAAACGCTCATCAATGATGATCTTGATGCGTTCACACGTATTCCTCAAGCTTTCGGCGCTTCTGCTGCTGAGCTTGAAAATACAACCGTTTGGGGATTGATTACCGGCACTAAGGTTATGTCTGATGCCAAGGTGTTATTCCATACAGGGCATAAAAACTTAGGTACAGCGGGCGCTCTTAGCGAAACCACACTAAGCGAAGCGCGTAAGAAGTTACGCAGACAAACAGGAATCAACTCTACTCGCCCGCTTAACTTGATGGCTGAGTTTTTGATTGTTCCGGCGTCACTAGAAACAGTAGCGCAAAAGCTACTTACTGCAATTGTTGCTAACGCTTCTAACGACGTTAACCCATTCGCCAACACTTTCACAATCATTGTCGAGCCTCGCCTTGATGATGATAGTGAGACTTCTTGGTATTTGGCCTCATCTCCTAACCGTATCGATACCATCGAGTATGCATACTTGACCGGCGAAGAGGGCGTTTATATCGAAACCGAGCAAGGCTTTGATGTAGATGGAATCAAGATTAAGGCGCGCTTAGACTTTGGTGCTGGCGTTATTGATTGGCGCGGCTTGTTCAAGAACGCTGGCCAGTAATCAAAACCAAGTAAATCACTAAGGGGCTTCGGCCCCTTTTTTGTGGAAAAAATACGGGAAATTAAAAGATGAAAAATTTTGTACAGGCAGGAAACACTTTAACCCTTGCAGCTCCTTACGATGTTGCCAGCGGCGAAGGTGCATTAGTTGGCGCTACTTTTGGCGTTGCAGGAACCACTATTGCAAACGGTGTTGATGGCGAGTTTGACGTTTGCGGCGTGTTTGATCTCGCCAAGAAGTCAGCAGATACCCCAGGCCAAGGCGTTAAGGCATATTGGGATAATACCAATAAAGAAGTTACCACCACCTCTACAGCAAACACTTTGATCGGTGTGTTCACTAAGGCGGTAGCTGGCGGCGTTGTAACTGCTAACGTCCGGTTAAACGGCTCGTTCTAGTATCTGAATATCAGGCCGCAAGGACGCGGCTTTACCCCTATTTAAAAGGTTTTGTTTATGTCGAGCATATTCGAAAGGATGTCAGCGCGAGCAATTAGGATAATTGGCGATTCAACCGTTGTTACTGAAAGCGGTGATATTTTTACAGGTATTTTTAAAAACGAGTATATCGAAACGCTAGATATAGCCGGAACCTTTCCAGTGCTTACTTGCGACACTTCTAATGTCTCTGAATTAAAGCGGGATGACCTGCTAGAGATAGACGGCAAGACCTACAAATTTATTCAGGGCGAGCCAAGCGACGCGGGCGCTTCTCGCGTGCTACTAAAGGCCGCTTCCGATGCATAGAGCCGAAACAATACTAGACGCCATCCTATCGCTATTAACCGGGCTAACTACTACCGGGGAAAAAGTAGAGCGCGGCAGAGTTTACAAAATCGCTGCTTGGCCTTCGCTATCAATAGAAATGGGAAGCGATCAGGCAAGCGACGAAGGGCGGAGCGTAGCATTTCAAACAAGGTCGCTTGAGGTTGGCGTTACCAGCTACGCAAAAGCCGACGAAGACACAGAAACAGCGTTAAACACTATTCGCGCTGAAGTTTACGCGGCAATGATGGCAGATCACACTCTAGGACTAGATTTTGTTCTTGATGTGATATTTTCTGGTGATTCGCCCCCTCAGTTGTCAGGTGACAGCGAGCAACCAGCAGCAGCACAAACAATGAATTACTCAATTTCTTACCGGCATTCTTTAATCAGTGCGGAGTCCTAAAAATGGCAGATCAAACGCCAGTAATCGCAAAAGAACGAAAACGAAAAACTTTAACCGTAAAAAAAGGCGGCTCAACTACCGTGGGGATAGAAAAGAATGCTAGTAAATAGAGAAGTTATTTTAGCCAAAATTGAAAGCACGTATAACACAGATAGCTCTCCGTCAGCGTCAACAGATGCGACGTTGGTTGAGTCTCCATCCTGGTCAAACGAAGCGGCTAAGATGATAGAGCGCGCAAACGTAAAATCAAGTATTGGCAAGGATCAAAGTATTTTTGCAGGCTCGCTTAAATCTGTTTCTTTCGATATGGAAATGAAGGGCAGCGGCACGGCTGGCACGCCTCCTGAAATGGCTGTCTATTTGCGCGGCTGCGGCTTAGGCGAAACTGTCGTAGCGTCTACCAGCGTTACTTATACGCCAGTTTCAACAGGGCAAGAGTCAATCACCATCTGGTATTACTCGGACGGCTTGCTACACAAGCTAACAGGTTGTCGCGGTAACGTTTCGTTTAACCTTGAGGCTGGCGGCGCGGGTAAGGCTAGCTTTACCTTTACTGGTCACAATGCCGGTGTTACTGACGCTTCACTAGTCAGCCCAACTTACGACGCAGCAGTACCAGCCCCGGTTATCAATGTACCGTTTTCAATCGGCGGCTATTCTGCGGTTATCAATTCTCTAAGCTTTGATTTGAGTAACGGCTTGGCGACTCCTTCCGATATGTCCTCTAGTGACGGTTTTGGCGAAGTAATCATAACCGCTCGCGACGTTGCCGGCTCCTTTGATCCTGAGCAAGTTCTAAAAGCCACAAAGGACTATATAAACGAATGGGAATCAGGAACAACAATGGCGCTTAGTGCCGGCGTTATCGGTTCGATTGCTGGCAACCGCTATTCGGTGTCAATGCCTGCCGTTTATTACCGCGAAGTATCACCAGGTGATCGCGACGGTTTGCGCACATTAGAAGTAAGTTACGGCGCGGCTGAATCAAGCGGCGATGACGAAGTATCACTAGCATTCACATAAGGAAAAACAATGTCGATTATTGCTCTCTCAGGGCTGGCCCCTGAATGGTTTACACCAACACAGCCAGACTCAGAAAATCAAACGCGGTTTGAGGTCAAGCCGCTAAATGGTCTCGATTATTTAGAGGTTCAATCGAAATCAGAAAACGGAAGAATAACCGGCAAGGGAATTAAACTTGCGCTAAGCCTTGGTCTTATTGGGTGGGAAAACTTCAATAAGCCTGGCGGTGAAGCTGTAGAGTTTAACCAAGAAAGCTTAAAGCTAATACCAGCGGAAACAATCCAAGACCTTGTTACTAAAATTCTCGATCTATCCAGATTTACGGAAAGCGAAAGAAAAAACTAATTATTGCAATCGAAGTAGGAAACAACCCAAGAGACTTCGATTGCAAAAATTGCGCGCACAGACACTGCGATAAAGATAGAGAAATACCCGGCTCACGCGGCCAAGCCCCTTATCCTAAGTGGGCAATAGATGTAGGTCGCGGCGAGGTGCTAGAAACAAATGTTTGCCCCCTCCCTATGGTCTCCGACCTATCAAGAACGCTATTAACTCTAAATAAACACTATGAGAAAGGGCACTTTCCTTTTTCGGGTGGATTGCTAGAGCAGCCGCACAAATACCTAGACGCTATGGAGTTGTTTTAGATGGGAAAGTCTTATGCCGTTACAATCGGCGCAAAGAACAATACAAGCAAAGCCTTTAAAGAAATAAAGGGCGATTTGCGCGGCGTGAATGTATCGCTTACTGGTGTTACTAGCAAGATGCGTGATTTTAGTGGCGTTGGTGTGGCTGCATTGGGTGCGGTTGGTGTTGCGGCGGCAGCTGGTCTGGGCGTGATTATAACGCAAGCGGCTGACGCGGCGAGCGAGATAAAAAACCTATCAGTATTAGCAGGGGCGGCCCCTGAGCAGTTCCAAAAGATGGCTTTCGGTGCCAGGTTCTTGGGGATTGAGCAAGACAAGTTATCCGATATCTTAAAGGACACAAACGACAAGCTCGGCGACTTTTTCGAAACTGGCGGCGGCGCTGCCAAAGACTTCTTTGATAATATCGCCCCTAAAGTTGGCGTTACTGCTGAGCAGTTCAAGAACCTATCAGGCCCCGACGCGCTACAGCTTTATTACACGAGCTTAGAAAAGGCGAACCTATCTCAAGCGCAGATGACGTTCTACATGGAAGCCATCGCAAACGATGCAACGTTGTTGGCTCCTTTGTTGAGGGATGGCGGCGTTGCAATGCGAGAGCAGGCCAAAGAGGCTGAGCGCTTAGGTTTGGTTTTGTCTGAGGTAGAGCTAGGCGTTTTAGCTGATGCTGACGTTAAGATAAAGAGCGCTACGGCTGGTCTAGGTGCTTTCATTAATCACTTGGCCGCTGACTTTGCGCCTTTAATTAGCGTTGTGTCAGATGAGTTTTTAGACGCTGCAAAAGAGGCTGGTGGCTTCGGCGAAATATCCACGAAAGTTTTCAACGTCATTATTAAAGGCGCTGGATTTGCTGCTGATGTTGTTCGAGGCTTGCAGGCTGTATTTTTAATTGTTCAGGGTGTAGTTGCACGAACGGTTGAGGTAATTGTTGGCACTTTTGCGATGGTAGAAAATGGCTATAGAGAATTGGCCAACTTAATACCTGGCGTAGAAGTAAAAACAACAGGATTTTTATCTAACGTACAAGAGTCACTTACCAGCGTTCGCGTTGATATACAAAATCAACTTGCAGAGCTGGCAGCAGCTCCAATGCCAAGCGAAGGGCTCGTGGTTTGGGCGGAAGAAGCGACAGCTAAAGTGCAGGCCGCAGTTGCTGAAGCGAAAGCCGCAATAGTCTCTGATGAAAAGGTTGGCGTTGAATTCGACCCGACAAGCGACCCAGAATCAGTAAATACGCTTGCCCGAATCAATTATATATCTGAGCTTAAAAAGTTCGGTGTTGCTAGCGACTTAGAAAGCGAAGAATTAGCGTTTCTTCAAAAAATGGAATTGCTAAATACTAATTTTTCCGCTGTTGAGCTTCCTGAAATTCAGCGCAGAGATGCAATTAAATTTAAGTTAGCAGAGAAGCATGAAAAGAATTTAACTCGAATTAAAAACAAGGGATTAACCGAGCGCCAAAAATTCGAGAAGAAAACAGGGCTACAGCAGACTAAACAGGTCTTTGGGGAAATGGCCAACGTTACTGCTGGCGTTGCCTCTCATAATAAAGGGCTGTTTGAGATTAACAAAGTAGCAGGCATAGCCAATGCAGTAATTAACACCTATACCGGCGTATCTCAATCATTAGCGGCTTACCCTATGCCCATAGCGGCAGTAATGGCAGCAACACACTTGGCAGCAGGTTTGGCACAGGTTAGTGCTATTCGTTCGCAATCATTCGGAAGCGGCGGCGGTGGTGGCGGCACGGTTGCAGTCGGCACGGTTCCGGTTACAACGGCCCCGTCCAATATCGCATTAAGCCCAACTGGCTCCGATGATTTGGAAAGCAAAGAAACAGCCAAAGTTGTCAATATCACACTAAACATAGACGACGACGGCGTTTTTTCCGGTACATATATCAGGAATCTAATGGAAAGGATAGGCGAAGAAACCGAAGCCTTTAATGTGAGTTATTAATATGGCTTTCATAGCTTATAAAAATGAGTTGCGCCAAAAGTCATCAACAGGCTGGACGCAATTCAACAAAGCTGTAGACGGCAAAGGAACCACGTATGCAACGCTGGGCACTAATGCAATATTTACATATGACTTTCTGCAAGAGACAACGTTAAATACCATTTGCTTTTATAATCACGATATATATTCAGCAGGACGCTTTGTGCGCCTTTATTCAAAGTCAACGCCAGGTGGGTCGGTATCTGAAATAACGAATTTTTACCCAAGCGAGGACGGAACATACGTAAGAAGATTTGCTGAAATTCAATCATATGGAATATGGCTTGCATTTTTTGGCAACCCAGAAGATGTGCATTTTACAGATGTGTTTTTAGGGAAGTCTTTGGAGTTAGAGCAAGGCATGCCAAAAGGCTTTATACCACCCGACCAATACGATCAGGATGTTTTAAGCGCAGGCATTTTAGGGAGCGCTCCGGTTGATGGCGTTAACATCATTCGCAAGCCCAAGCGCTGCAAAATACCATTAAAGAATTATACGAGCGCTTGGTTTTCTGATAACTGGGCCGATTTAATAGCAGGGCTAAAGCAATACCCCGCTTATTTTTCATGGGATGACAGCGAAAAGCCTATGTATTGTTGGTTGGCCAAAAAAGCCCCTCTACCAGTTTACACAGCTAACACCAGGCAAAGCGCCACTTTAGATGTAGAAGGGTTTGTCTAATGGCTTTATTCGCTTATGATAATCTATTGAGAGCAGCAACAATAGACAGCGAGGTTTCTGAAAATAGCTTTTCATATTCCGTTGATGGGGCGGGCTTTAGTTTTGCTGGCGTTTTGGCTGATGGCTATGCGGTGTTTGATCTTGATAGCGCAAAAGCAATTGATACCATATGTTTACAGGGTCACAACTTCGCTACGGTTGGCGCGTCAATTAAAATTGAAGTATCTAGCGATAACTCCACATATATAGACAAAGGAACGTTTACACCTTTATCTAATGGCGTTGTGCTTTATTCAATAACCAGCACTACTTATCGATATGTAAAAATCACAATATTAAACCATACCGGCACAGCCTATATAAACAATCTATTTGTCGGTGAGGCGCTGCAATTGCCTGGCGGGATGCAAAAAGGGTTTGTGCCACCAGATCAGTGCGACAGTGACACAGTAAAGGCTAATCTAACGGCTAACGGTCTTCTAGTTGGGCTTGATGTCACAGAGAACCCAATAGTTTGCAAAATACCTTTGATCAACTTTGATCGCTCGTGGTTCAAGTCGAATTGGCTTGGTTTTGTCGAGTCTGTGAAACTATACCCGGCTTACTTTTTGTGGGAAGCGGGCGCGCAACCTATTTATTTTAAATTCAACAAAAAGCCGCCAGTGCCAAAATTTACTACACACCTACATGAAAGTGTGACAATTTCCATAGAGGGGGTTATCTAGTGTCATATGCAACGCAAAGAGACAAGCTAACCCGCACACCAAAGATTATTGTAAAACTTGAGCTAGATAATTCTATATCTGATTCTGGCGAAGAGTGGCATTGTTTTGGTGCTACCCCGATTGGTCAATTCTTTTACCCGCACGAGGCGAAAGGCGGCTACTCAGTAACGCCGACAAGGATGGCAATTGCTTCTGGTTTGGGTTTTCGTGGCCATGTTAAATTAAAGTTTAAAGACTTCTCTATAGGTAGCGCCGGATCATACTTTCCCAAGCTGGTTGCAGCAAATGAGTATTATCTTGATAGGAAGATAAAAATATATACAGGTTTTTATAACAAGGGTGATACTTTCGACATTGCCGACTTCAAAGAGCATTTGTATTTTATAAAGAAAATCGAAGGCCCAGACGCAAGAGGTAATGTAACAATAACGGCAGCTGACCCGCTAACATTATTGGACGATGACCAAGCCCAAGCGCCAGCACCAAGCGACGGCGTGCTTGCAGGGGCGCTAACTGATTCCGCGACAGGCACGCTAGATATAACCGATAACACAGGGTTTAGCGCTTCTGGCGGCGTTGCCAATCTCGACGGCGAGCTTGTGCGGTATTCCGGTATATCAGGCGGCACTTCTATTGTAACAACTGAGCGCGGCGCGTTTGGATCGGAAGCAAAAGCGCACGACAGCGGCGACAGCGTTCACAATTCTTATTATGTCGAGAGTGCAAACGTTGTTGATGTTATCCGCTCCCTAATTGAAGATTATTCGCCAATCGACCACGCAAGCTATATTCCTGATGCAGATTGGAACACTCAGCGTGACGATTTCCTTGTCGGTGAGTTAGTTACTGGCGTTATATCCGAGCCATCGAATGTAAAGGAAATCATAGAGAGCCTATGTGAGCAGGCTTATTGCTCGGTGTGGTGGGATGACGTGGCGCAGGAAATAAAGCTAAAAGCAATTGGCCCAACGCCAACGCCAAACGTAACGCTAAATAAAACAGAACATATTTTAGAGGACGGCGAAAAGCAGAAGCGCGACCCCACCAAGGCAATCACTGAAGTGTGGATATATTACGGGCGTAGAGATCATTCGAAAGGTAAAGCCGACCCCAGTAACTACGAATACAGACACATAGCCGTAGACGCAGACGCGACGACAGGACACGGAAAGCCCAAAGTTAAAAAGATTTACGCTAGTTTCATTCCGGGGTCGGGCGCATCTAGTGCCAGTAAATTAGGCAGCAGAATCTTAGCGCAGAATAAAACAGGCGAGCACAAATATGAAATGCAGCTTGATGTTAAAGACGCAGATACAGCGGTAGGTGATACCGCGACGATTGAGACGAATTTAATCCAAGACACAAACGGCGCGCCATTGCCTTCTGATTTTATGATTGTAGAAAAGCAGCCAATTACGCCAACAAAATACAAATATACCGGCATTAAAACAGGCTGGCTAGTAGGCGCTAAGTATGGGCTGGTTGCGCCTAATTCGATGGCTGATTACACATCCGCAAGTCAGGCCGACCGGCTTAAGTATGCATTTGTTGCTGACACCTCATCCGAAGAGATGAGTAATGGCGACGTCCCAAGCTTAATTATATGAGGTATTTATGACAGGTTATACAGGCATAACAACGGCCCAGATAGATACTGATAGCCCAATTGTAGAGGCGACATTAACAGCTTTGCGGGATGATCCTCTTGCAATGTTCGAAGGGGCGGCGGGTGCGCCTAGGTTGCAGACTGCGGCTATGGATAGTGCAATTGTAACGCTCGATAAGATGGCGGCTAATTCCGTTGATCAATCACAGGTAGTGGCGGGAGCTATTCACCAGGCAGAATTAAGCACTTCAACCGGCTCTGTTTCTGTAGCGTTGGGGGCGGCTCAGGATTTGATTTTACCTGGCGGGTCATATGGGTTTTTTCCGCAAGCGGAGGCGGTGGGCAGCACTGGTGGCTTTATTTTCGCAATGAGAATGCTAGAAAGCTCCCCGTTACTGGCGGCAGATGGCCAAGTGACAGCCATTCAATTAGAGCAAGTGTCCGGTCACGCCTCAATAACACTCCACGCTCACCAACGATATATAAACTCATCACCACCCTATAACCTAGGAGATGGTGATATACCGCTGTTTCACTTCGGCTTGCTGCGCGATGGCGTTATTGTTGCAACGTATACGGCAGACGTTCCGCCATGGGGATACAATGGTCCTACCAGCGTTAGAGCTGACGCAACCAACAGGCAGGGAAAGAAATTCAGGCGCAAGCGCACAATAGACAAAAGGCGCGGCAAAGTGGTTACCGAAATGGAAGAAATAACCCACACAATCAAAAACGCCGACATGGGGTTAATTCCCCACCCATTCCTAAGCAAAAAGGAAGGCGACGAAGTAATTCTATTAAATCCACCAGAAACCAGCGATCTTCTTGATATGCACGAGGCAGGCGAATCGATAGCGCAGTTATTCAAGGATGATTATTTGAGGCTAGATAATGCTGACTTAGCCAGGGCAACACCGAGCGGCGTTAAGGCATGTCGATATAGATGGAAGAGTACTTAACCTTTGCACCAGTTTTTACGCTTCCCCCCGTGGTATGGCCTAGCCTGGCCTTTTTCGATCAAGTAAGCGGCTAGATTGTGCCCGTCAACGTAGACATCGGCTAGCAGTCTAAAATACTTCCCTCGCTTAATATTCCTTAGCTCCAGTTCCTTTGTTTGCCTCAATGCGCCAACTGTAAATTGTTTAGCCTTTTGTGCCATTCGTCGTTCGCGACTTTTGGCGTCTGCGGTCTTGCACTTGCTTTTCATCTCCGGCGCATCAATCCCGTTTATCCTTACGCTAATTCGCTCACCAGCAACGGCAGGCCAGCCAGGAACTGTTATGGTGAACGTGTCTGCGTCATAGATGCTTGTCACGGCACTAGATGGTAATTTAAGGTTACCGTATGATTTGGCCGCGAAAGACTGTGAGCAGGCAAGGAGGGCGCATAAGGTTAGGGTTAATCTAATCATTGGGCTGGCTCAGCGCTTTCTATCGACTTCTTGACTGACATAGGGTTATCTATCGACTTAAATAACATTCCGCTAATGCCTGTGCCCGTCACCTCGACGTCTCCATAACCCAGCATCCTACCCAATATACCTTGCTTAATCTCCACGGTTTCAACTGATGTTAATTTAACCTCTTCAGTTTTTCGTGAAATTATCCCTGTTTTATAAATAACGCGCTTATTAGTTACGCCTTGCTCTATCGCTTTAAGAGACAAGTAGGCATAGACGGCAAATATTAAAGTTATTCCCAAGGTGAGAGGGGCCAAGATTATACAAAGCACCATGACTATATAGGCCGTCCAATGGTGTTTGAATTTCTCGTATATTATCTCGCCCTTAGAAAGCGACTCTTCAATGTAGGCCATCGTTTATTATCCTTAATCTGATTGTGGAATGTGGATATTAGGCTAAGGACAAAATAGAGTCAATTTTGCTTACTATGGATGGGGGCTGGTCACTACTCGCAGTCTTTTGCCACCTTCGTGCAAATCCCCTCACCTAGTATCATTATCCGCTCAATTATACTGTCCAAATTAGTGTATAAATCAATCAGCGTTTTTTCGCTGTGCTTGTCGTGATCTCCGTTGCTTACACCTTCTATATCCTCAATCGCAGCGTTCAACAGTCCGTAGAATTCAACAATCTCGCCTGCTAGGCCATACTCCAGTACACCAAGTTTTTGTATGTTTGCGTCGTATGCTTTCGAGTAAGACCGCCTTACATGGGCGCTAAAGGATGCGGTGGAACTATCTCGCTTAAGGTTTGCTATGTGCGACTGTATGTGTTGCTGGTATTGCCTCTTTTTTATCAGCTTGCAGACCATGCCGATTTCACCGGAAATTACGACGGCAATACTTCTGGCTTCAAGAGTTTTTTTGCGATTGTCCAGTATATAGGTTGCCCCAACTGAGCTACAAAAAGCGATAAGTCCGCCCACGATAGTTCCTAATAGTGCCGACATTTTCCACATCCTTTGTTAATTGATTGGCGGTCATTTTCGCCCGAAACGCACATTAACTCAAATACCCCTAGATTCCTTTTTAATCAACGAGTTGCATTCACGAGTACTTTACAATGGGGTTGTAGGGGTCGAAGGTTCAAATCCTTTCGCCCCGACCAATTGACGCGGGTTGCAGTGTTAAGGGATACTAACCGCACACAAACCGCACACAAACTAAGATTTTAAAGAATTATGTCTTGTTTTGGTACGTAGCAATACTTAAACGGCGTAATGAAAAAAAAGGGGCTGAAGAGCCCCTTCCCCCATTGAGTTTTCCGCGGGTTGCGTGTTCAATGTATTGTTGATGGAGATGGCGCTTATAATTTATGTAGCGTCACAATTGGTTTTCGCTATTCGGAAACAGGACTTGGGATTTGACTACAACGATATTTAGGAAGCGGCACAAAAAGCCTGCAGTAATGGCCTCTGACACCCGGGTAAGCTACCTGAACAGCAACGGAAAGATAGCAAAATGGGACGATGTCGATGAGTTCTTGAAGTGCGTTGATATTGGCGGGGTTTTGTACGGATTTGCTGGAACCAATATAATATTCGCTGAATTTTTGAAAGAGTATGATCTAATAATTAATAGATCTGATTTTTGGCTTGATTCACTTGTTGAATTTGCTAAACATATTGGGGTTCAGTTTTACATTATGCGATATGACGGGAGTTTGCAGTTGTTTGCATATTCTCGCGCTGATCCAGGAAGCGATCAGCCAGAGATCAAGAGGACATCCAGAGATCAAGCTGTTAACAGTAAGACTTTTGCTATTGGGTCTGGCCGATTCTCCAAAATGTATAAGGAGAATAAGGGCAAGGGAGGGGCGCAGCTGCCAATTCGCAGGATAGTTGGTGCCAATCTCAAAGCGATAGCACGTTGTAACCTTAAAGATGTGGTAAAAAAAGCTAAAAATGCTACTCTGAATGATAAGGAATCCGAAAAAATAGCTTTTGCGTGCTACGAGGAGGGTGGGGATTTACCCACTGGTGGCAAGATTAATATGACTACTAAACAGAGTGATATTCAAATGGAAAGAGAGCTTGTGGGTGAGCAGGTTAAACTCCTGGAGGGGTTGGAAGATGCAGCCTCATCGAATGATTTACGTTGCGCTAGCCCGTTTGACGCCGCTGAAGAGGCCGCGCGCCTTAACAGTATGGGGCAAGTAGTATGCAGTGATTATACTCCAGAGCAAACGGACGAGTTTATTGCGCTACAACAGAAGTTAGCGAAGTCAGTTGGTCGGTATTTCTAATGCTGTTAGGTAAATACAGCCCCTAGCTAGACAGTAGTCTAAAGGCTGTATTCATGATTTTATCAAAAACTCCCCCCAAGCACTTTCTCCGATATCGTCATATCAATATCAGTCCATTGTATTTCATGCCCTGCCTGGTAATGCTCCGTCATTTCAGCATCGGTGTGCGCCATTAATTCCTGCACTCGCCCAATATCATAACCAGCCTTTCCATAAAGGTGGCTACCCAGTGCGCGTATCTCGTGGAAGGTCGGTTTTTGGCGTTTCTCTAATCCAGAAAATAGGCCGGTAGCGTCTCTGGCCTCAACAAAGGCATCAGAAAATATGCGGGGCAATACTTGGCAATGGTGGGTCTTTTTACCCATTACCCTTTTTTGCGGCAGCCGGTTGATGACGTAAGGGCAGCGGTAATGCTTCAATGATAGCTCTCGCGCTCTCGCTATGAGTTCGCGTAACATTGGGTTATCGCTCAAATCCCATCGCAGGTTGGCCCCTTCGCCATTTTCGGCCTTTTCGTGGCTTTTAGAAATACCCTTACATAATTGATCGTTGACTATGTGCCGGTCAAATTTAAGGTAAACAATATCGCCTCTCCGCATGGTGGTAAGTAGGCTGATCCCCATTCCTATCTGTAAGTAATCTAAACCGAGCTCGCCAGCTTTCTCGTAAATTTTCCAAAAGCTCTCTTTGTCGAGTCGCTGTCTTTCCTTTTTAGGTAGTGGCTTCATTAGTACGCGAGGGCGATCATCGGCAGTGGTGAATGGGTTGCCTTTAAGTAGAGGCACAACATCCTTAGACATTAGCCAGTTAAAAAATTTATTGAATTCAGAGCGTCTTGAGCGCTGAGCGTATCCGGTTAAGTGGTCCCACCAATTTTGTATAGAGATAAGGTCTAGGTGGCTAATTGGGGTGGTGGTAAATTCGGTGGCAAACTGCCGCAAATAGCCTCCGCGAGTCTTCCATGATTCCTTAGCTTGTAGCGATGGGTCGAGCTTTTCTCTATAAGCCTCGTAATCAAGAGCGTATTTAATCACCGAATCTCTTCGTGGGGGAGGGGCTTTCATCATCCCCTTTTCTTTATTGGTGGCGTTCGCAACCTCCACGGCATCCTCTAGGGTTGCGTGAAAAATCTTCTCTGTGCCGTCTCGCCTCTTGTAGCGCCAATAATTTATTCGCCCTTTGGGGTCTTTATATAGGTTGTCAGGCAATAGAATGCCGTCCACAAACCTAGGCTTCTTAGGTCGTGCCATGATAAGTAATCCTTGTTTTTGTACGTAGCGCGAGCGAATCTAACTTAAAAGATCAAAGGGTGTCAATTTTCCCTTGGCTGGGGCGTTGTGCTTTGTGCCACATATGGCGAATCTATCAGCATCAACAAAACACTTGGGGCCTATAATGCAGCCAGGGAGAGTTTCATCATCAACCCAGGTTTCAACCTCTTTTAGCGTCGGCCTGCTACCTTCTTCAAAGGTTTCTTTTATCCATTTTCTAGCTAACACTAAGTGAGCCATAATCCTAAGCCTCTATCTTTTTTATAATCGTAACAATAATATCTATTTGCTTCGGTGTTAATTTTTGATGTTCGCCTGCCTTTAATCGATCTCTAACAAACCCTTTTTCAAAGTCGTTAAGCAGGTCTTGAAAGTCGCCAACTATTCCCAAGACCTCCCATTGCTCGGCGGTGATCTTTGTTTTTTTTGCTGGCGGCGTGGTGGCAATCTCTATGCCCTGCACATAATTCCAATAAGCCTCGGCACTGGCTTTGCTTTCGTTAACAGCTTTCGTTATTGCTGACGGGTCGCCAAGGTTATCAAGGCTTTTGCTTTGTTGGCCAAGCCGAGCTGCAATAAAGGCGGTTTTAAATTCTGTTTCGTTAAGCTTCACGCCGCCACCTCCAGCAATTCATTAAGCCGATCCGCTTCCGCCTCAGTTTTAACAACCTCGCCACAATAGATAATCTGATCCGTTAGATTGAGCTTTTTGAATAGCTCGCGTGGTATTTGTTCGCCTGGTTTAATTTTCATTTTTCATTGCCTGTATAGTGCTTAACTATCTTTGCGTAGATGTCTTTTATTGTTGGCCAGGTAACGGGGATTTCTTGCGCATAGCTGCCTTCATTGTCGCACTCATCGCACCCGTCGCCGTGGCACTCTGAGCAGTCATAGGTGACAGTCTCATTGAACTCACCTAGCAACAGATATTTTGCGCCATTCTCGGCAGTTAACTCCAGGGGTAGTTGATTTGCTTGGGCCTTCTCTAGTCGCGCAATCGTTTTTCGGTAATACTCGATACAATTGTGCCCGCCGTGCTGTCCGTACCACCAGGTGTGACCGCATTCGCATGTAAATGATTTTGGGTTATTCATCGTTTTTACCCCCTATTATTTAAAACGCTATTCCGACAGCAAAGCGTCTTATTTCTTTAAATCTGCCTCGAATGCATCGAGAACATCAACGCAAAGGAGCTGGATTTCATTTTCACCACCAGGAAATTTACCCTCATGGTGGTCGATTAGATGCGCGCCAAAATACGCCACTGTGTCTACCGCCTTAACCATCTGAAATAACGGCGTTAGCCCCTTCTTTTGGACGTAAGAAGATTCTACGTTTCCGCTTTTGTCACTTATAGAGCCCCATCCATTTTTCACTTTTATCATGGGGCAAGTTCGTGCCGTTTCTGATTGGCACATCCACCATTCGCCTACTTTTGGTTCATTCATTTAACTTTCTCCTTTACGACATATCTTATATTTAGTCGTTAAATTCACGACACGCTTTGAACATGTGCTCAAATAAATCCAAGCAAGAGAAGGCACCATAAAACACACCAGCAAAAGCCAAACCAAGATAGAACTTAGTCACAATTAAACTGACCTCGCCGTCAGTCGCCTTAATGTCTATGCCTACAAAGTGCGCAATACCGAAC